GGCCCGGTGGCGGTCGCTGAGGGTGACATCTACTTCATGGGCTGCCTGCGTGAACTCGGCGTTGTCGGCAACAAGCACATCCCCGCAGCGTACCTTCGCGGGAGCTTCAGCCAGAGGCTGGCTCTGCTGCAGGGCTTGATGGACTCTGACGGGCATATCTGCCGGGGGGGCCGCTGCGAGTATACGACGCACACACCCGCGCTGCTCCGTGGCGCCTATGAACTGCTCATGACTCTGGGCCTGAAGGCCACGGTCTATCGTCGGGAGCCCAAACGGCAGGTAATCTGCGGGAGGCCCGTGCAGTCCCGAGAGGGATGGCGGGTTTCCTTCATGGTCTACGATGACATCCCGGTGTTCCGGTTGAGCCGGAAGCTGCGGAGGCAGGTTGACCGCGGTGGGCGGCGCACGACCGAGACCGAAAGACGCAGGATTGTTTTGATCCGAAGAGTCGACTCGGTGCCGGTCCGCTGTATCGCCGTCAATTCGCCCAGCCATCTGTTTCTTGCAGGCCGGTCGATGATCCCGACGCACAACACCGAGGCCGGCAACAACTTCGTCGGCTACGTCATCCACAAGTCGCCCGGGCCGATGATGCTGGTCCAGCCGACTGTCGAGATGGCCAAGCGCAACTCGAAGCAGCGGATTGACCCGCTGATCGAGGAGAGCGAGCCGCTGCGGCAACTCGTGAAGAGCCCGCGGTCGCGCGATTCGGGCAACACAGTCTTGTCGAAGGAGTTTCCCGGCGGCGTGCTGGTGATGACCGGCGCCAACTCCGCCGTGGGGCTGCGCTCGATGGCCGTGAGGTATCTGTTCCTGGATGAGGTCGACGCCTATCCGGGCGATGTGGACGGTGAGGGCGATCCGATCAACCTGGCCTTTGCACGCACCCGCACGTTTGCGCGGCGCAAGGTCTTCATGGTGTCGACTCCGTTGATCACGGGGTTGAGCCGGATCGAGGCGGCGTTTGCCGAAAGTGACCAGCGGCGGTTCTGGGTGCCGTGCCCGCACTGCGGAGAGTTCCAGGTGCTGCGGTTCGAGCGGCTGCGATGGCCGAAGGGCGAGCCGCAGAAGGTGGCCTACATCTGCATAGGGTGCGAGCAGGCGATCTTCAATCACCACAAGGCGGCCATGTTGCCGCGCGGCGAGTGGAGGCCGGAGGCCGTGGGCGATGGCCGGACGCGGGGCTACCATCTGTCGAGCCTTTACAGCCCGGTGGGTTGGTATGGGTGGGACCGCGCGGCCGACGACTGGGAGAAAGCTCAACGGGACGTCGAGCGATTGAAGTCTTTCGTCAACCTGGTGCTGGGCGAATCGTGGCAGGAGCGGGGCGAGGCGCCCGACTGGCAGCCGCTGTACGACAGGCGCGAGGATTACGCGCTTGGCACCGTGCCGGGTGGCGGACTGTTCCTGACTGCCGGCGCCGACGTCCATCCGAACCGGATCGAGGTGGAAGTGGTGGCCTGGGGGCGGGCGAAGGAGTCCTGGTCGGTCGATTACCGCGTGCTGATGGGCGACACCGCCCGGCCCGAGGTGTGGCGGCAGCTTGACGCTGTGCTCGATGAGGAGTTTCCGCATGCCCATGGGATCCGGCTGCCGATCCGCGCGCTGTGCGTGGACTCGGGCTACAATCCGCGCATCGTTTATGACTGGGTGCGTGCGCATCCGCAGGCGTCATGGGGGCCAGCAGGCGCCCGGGCATCGCATCCGAAGACGGCTGTGGCGGTGAAAGGAACGGCCCGGACGGACCGGCTCATCCTGGGTGCGTCGCCGGTGGACGCGAGCAAACGCCGCGGAACGAGGCTGTGGACGCTGGGCACGCCGGTGGCGAAGTCGGAGTTGTACAGCAGGCTGCGTATGGCGCCGCCGACAGAGGAAAGCGGCGAGGCGTTCCCGGCTGGGTACTGCCACTTCCCGCGCTACGAGGAAGACTACTTCCGGCAACTGACTTCGGAGAGCTTCATCAAGGGCCACTGGGTGCTGGGCGCCAACGCGAGAAACGAAGCCCTGGACGCCAGGGTGTATGCGCGCGCGGCCGCATCCATTTACGGGATCGACCGCTTCGTAGAGCGCCACTGGCGCGAGCTTGAGGCCGTCGTGGCCAGGACCGATGAGGCGTCGGATGTCGCTGGAGACATGCCGGCGGCGTCCGATCCGCCACAGATCCGCCGTGTCGTCGTCCGCTCGAACTGGATTCAACGATAGATGGCTTACACCGAATCACAACTCGAAGCGCTTGAAGAGGCCTTGGCGAGCGGTACGCTCCGCGTGTCGTTTGAAGGCCGCAGTGTCGAGTACCGCAGCGTCGACGAAATCAAAAAGGCGATCGCCGAGGTGAAGGCCGGCCTGGCGTCGGCGAATCCGGCGACGCCGCGCACACGTATGATCCGGGTCTTCACGGAGAAAGGCTTCTAGCTGATGGGCTATTGGCGCAACCTCTTCCGGGCGGCGGTCCCGGCGCTTCGCCTGAGCGCGGGCTACGAGGCGGCCGCGACGACGCGCCGCACGCAGGGCTGGAGTCCGTCGAGCGACGGCATCAACGCCTTGGTAAGCGGCGGCGGCGACGCTCTGCGCTCGCGCTCGCGCGACATGGTGCGCCGCAATGCCTGGGCCGCGAATGCCATCGACAGCTTCGTCGCCAATTCGGTCGGCACCGGGATCAAGCCGCAATCGAAGCATCCCGATGCGGCGGTGAAGCGGAAGCTGCAGCAGCTGTGGCTGCGCTGGACCGACGAGGCGGATGCCTCGGGGCTCACCGATTTCTACGGGCTGCAGGCGCTGATCTGCAGGGCGACGGTCGAGGGCGGCGAGTGCATTGTGCGGCTGCGGCCGCGGCGGCCTGAAGACCGGCTGAGCGTGCCGCTGCAGTTGCAGGTGCTCGAAGCCGAGCATCTGCCGGCCTCACGAAACGAAAATCTGGCCAACGGCAATGTCATCCGTGCCGGGATCGAGTACGACAAGATCGGCCGCCGCGCGGCATACCACCTATACCGTGAGCATCCCGGCGAAAAGCTCATGTTTGCCCGCGCGGGCGAAACCACGCGCGTCAGTGCCGATGGCGTGCTGCATGTCTACAAGCCGCTGCGCCCGGGCCAGCACCGTGGCCAGCCTTGGCTCACACAGGTGCTGGTGAAGCTGCATGAACTGGACCAGTACGACGACGCCGAACTGGTCCGCAAGAAGCTGGCGGCGATGTTTGCCGCCTTCATCATCGAGAACAACCCGGACGATCCGGTCATCGGCGCGAAGCCGGGCGAAGCGGCCAAGGACGCGAGCGGCGTGCCTCTCGCAGGCCTCGAACCGGGCTCGATGGTGAAGTTGCTGCCGGGCGAGGATGTGCGGTTTACCGAGCCGGGCGATGTGGGCGGCATGTACTCGGAGTTCATGAAGGTGCAGCTGCGCGCGATCGCCGCAGGCCTTGGAATCACCTATGAGCAGCTGACCGGCGATCTCGAAAAGGTGAATTACTCCTCGATCCGCGCCGGCTTGCTCGAGTTCCGGCGGCGGTGTGAGCAGTTTCAGCACCAGGTGATGGTGTTTCAGTTTTGCCGTCCGGTGTGGCGGGCCTGGATCGAGGCAGCGGTGTTGGCTGGCGAGATCCCGGCGCGGGATTACGCGCGCAACCGGCATCTCTATTTGGATGTCGAATGGCGGCCGCCGTCCTGGGACTGGGTCGATCCGCTCAAGGATATGAAGGCCGAGGTTACGGCCGTGCGAGCGGGCTTCAAGCCGCGCGGCGCGGTTGTGAACGAGATGGGCTACGACGAGGAAGACGTCGACCGCCAGATTGCGGCCGACAACGCCCGGGCCGATTCGCTCGGCCTCACCTTTGACACCGATCCCCGCAAGACGACGGCGAATGGCCAGCAGGCGCAAGCTGGCGTGCCGTTGCTGCCGCCGGCGCAGACAGCAGGAGAGGAAAGCTCACTGATCCAATGACGACACTGCCCCACATCGCCGCGCGGGTGTTTGACACGCCGCTCATGATTGACGCCACCAAGCTCAATGCGGTGCTCGCGGCGCTTGCGCCCAGGCTGGGCGTCGAGCCGCCTGCTGCCGACATCGCGCTGATGGCCGAACACCGTAGCCGGAAGCCGTATGCGGTTTCCGCCGCCGGTATCGCGGTGATCGAGGCCTCCGGGAGCCTGGTGAACCGGGCCTGGGGGATGGACGCGCAGTCCGGGCTCACCTCATACGAACAGCTGGGCAACGAGGTGCTGGATGCCGCGACGGACCCGCAGGTCCGAGGGATCCTGCTGCGCGTGGACAGCTACGGCGGCGAGGCCAACGGCGCGTGGGACGCCGCGGACTTGATCGCGCAAGCCGCGCAATTGAAGCCCGTCTGGGCATCGGTGGACGATTTCGCGCTGAGCGGTGGTTATCTGCTGGCTTCGGCCGCGGATCGCGTCTGGGTGACCCGCACCGGCGCGGTCGGCTCGATCGGGGTCATCGCCATGCATCTCGATCAGAGCGGCTTCGACGCCGCGCATGGCCTGAAATACACGACTGTGTTCGCCGGCGACCGCAAGAACGATCTCAATTCTCACGAGCCGCCGTCCGAGGAGGCGCTCGATGTCCTGGCGGCGGAGGTCCACCGTCTCTACGGCATGTTTGTCGGCGCTGTTGCCGCGCGCCGGGGCCTGAGCGCCCAAGCCGTTCGCAATACCGAGGCGGGCATCTTCCATGGCGCTGATGCCGTGGCCCGGGGCCTGGCCGACCGTGTCGGCACATTCCGCGAGGCGCTGGCCGAGATGTCCGCGCAACTTCAACCCACCACTGGAGGTTTCAAAATGTCCGACACCTTGCCGGCAGCCGCCGCGCCGCCGGAATCCACCCCAAACCTTGCCGCGCTCGCCTCCGATGCCCGTGATCGGGGCTACGCCGAGGCGGCCGAAATCGTCGAGCTTTGCGGCCTGACCGGCCATCCGGGACTGGCGGGCGAGTTCATCGCGCGCCGGCTCAGCGCTTCGGATGTCCGCAAGGAACTGCTGGTGCTGAAGGCGAGCGAGGACAGCCAGGCCGAGATCCGGTCCCATGTGCTGCCGAACGCCTCCACCGCCGCGCCGCAGAACCTCGACGAAAACCCCGTCGTCAAAGCCTGCGCCGCTCTCGGCGCGAAAGGAGATCGCTAACCGATGAGTGTCCAGACCGAAGGCATGCGCTTGGGCGACTGGCTCAAGTGGGAAGTCGATAACCAGTACAGCCGGGATGTGGTGACGATCCTGGCGGGCAGCGGATCGGAGCGCGCGCTCACCACCGGCATGGTGCTGGGCCGCGTGACGAAGGGCGCTGCTGTCGGCACTGCCGTCGCCGGCAACAGCGGTGACGGGACGATTACTGCGGCTCCGGCCGTGGGCCAGGCGGCGAAGCCGGGCGTCTACCGTGTGGTGTGCATCGAGCCCGCCACCAACGGCGGGAAGTTTGCAGTCGAGGATCCCGACGGCGTCCTGGTCGGCATTGCCGCCGTGGGCACCGAGTTTGCGACGCAGCTGACCTTCACGATCGCCGACGGCGATGCCGACTTCGTTGCCGGGGACGCATTCACCATCACGGTCGCCGTGGGCTCGGGCAAGGTGGTTCAAATTGACTTCTCGGCCACGGACGGCTCGAACGTGGCTTGCGGCCTGCTCACCGAGCCTGCCACCGCGCCCGATGGTGCAGACCGCTCCGCTGTGGCCGTGGTGCGCAACGCCATTGTCTCGGCGAACGGCATCACCTGGCCCAGCGGCGCCACGACGAATCAGAAGAGCGCGGCCATCGCGCAACTCAAGGGCCTGGGCATTCTTGTCCGGGAAGGAGCGTAAGGAAATTCCATGTCCATGCTGAATCCGTTCACTACCGACGCTTTCAACATGGTGGCACTCACCGCCGCCATCAACCGCATCCCCAACACCTACGGCCGCCTCGAGCAGCTGGCGCTGATGCCGGCCACCGGCGTCCGCCTGCGCACGATCATCATCGAGGAGATGAGTGGCGTGCTGAACCTGCTCCCCACCCAGCCGGTCGGCGCGCCGGGCACGCTCGGCACCCAGGGCAAGCGCAAAGTGCGGTCGTTTGTCATCCCGCACATCCCGCACGATGACACGGTTCTACCCGAAGAGGTCCAGGGCATCCGCGCCTTCGGCTCGGAGACCGAGACGGAGGCGATCGCAGGACTGATGGCGCAGAAGCTGCAGACCATGCGCAGCAAGCATGCGATCACGCTCGAGCATCTCCGCATGGGGGCGCTCAAGGGCGTGATCCTCGACGCCGACGGCTCGACGCTCTACAACCTCTACACCGAGTTCGGCATCACGGCCAAGACCGTCAACTTCGCGCTGACGACCAACACGACCGAAGTTCTCACCAAGGTGCTCGAGGTGAAACGCCACATCGAAGACAACCTGAAGGGCGAGTTCATGAGCGGCATCATGTGCCTCTGTTCGGCGGGCTTCTTCGACGCGCTCACCACGCACCCGAAGGTGAAGGAAGCTTACTCGCGCTGGCAGAACGGCCTGGCGCTGTTGTCGGACAACCGCATGGGCTTCACCTTCGGCGGCGTGACGTTTGAGGAGTACCGGGGCCAGGCGACTGACGCCGCCGGCAATGTGCGCAAGTTCATCGCCGACGATGAGGCGCACTTCTTCCCGCTGGGCACGGCGTCGACCTTCAAGACCTACTTCGCGCCGGCGGATTTCAACGAGACCGCCAACACGCTCGGCCTGCCGCTCTATGCCAAGCAGGAGCCGCGGAAGTTTGGACGGGGTACGGACCTGCACAGCCAGTCGAACCCGCTGCCCATCTGCCACCGGCCCGAAGTGCTGGTGAAGGCGACCAAGGCCTAAGCCATGGCTTGGGACAACTCGATCGGGGCGCTGAACTCGGCCTGCCTCGCCGCGTTCGGGCGGCTGGTTACCTACCGGCCCGCTGCGGGCGCCCCGGTCGAGCTTCGCGGGATTCACCAGACGGGCGTGCAGCTTGAAGGCCGCGCGCCCGGCGTCTATGCGGTGCTGTTCCTGCAGGCATCCGGTTTGCCGGAAGGAGCTGGTTTGGGCGATGCGGTGAAGATCGGCTCGGACACTTACAAGGTGTTTGAGATGGAATCGGACGCCGCCGGCGGCGTGAAACTCGCACTGCGGAAGGAGTGAGGCAGCGATGGCTTCGGTCCGCGTCTGGCAGAAAAAGCAGCTTCGGCTCGATCGGCTGAACTTCACCCAGCGCCAGATGTTTATGCTCGGCAACGTCGGCGCCGGCGTGGTGAAGAACCGGCTGCGCGCGGCGCAGGGGCCCGCGGACTCCCCTGCCAAGCCTCTGACGAAGAGATACGCCATCCGGAAGTCGAAGCTCGGCCTAGGGAATCGGCGTAATCTCTCTCTGACCGGATCAATGCTCCAAAACCTCGCGGTCCGGACGGTCAGCGAAAACCGGGCCAAAGCTGGCCTGTCCACGCGCAAGGACCGGCTGAAAGCCTGGGCCAACCAGAAGATCGAGCCGTGGCTCGTGTTTTCGCCCAAGAACAAAGCCGCCGTGACGGAGGCGGCGCGGCGGATCTTCGACGAGATGAAGCGGCGGCTCCTGCTACAGAAACACCTCGGCGGCCGCCAGCGGTAATTGCGGAACTTCGCCGCAATTGCGGCGGAGTCGCCCCAAGGACACCCCATGATTGATACCTCGGAACTTGTCGACTCTCTCGTCGCGTTGCTGCGCGACATTCCCGAACTGGTAACGGAGATGGGTGGGGATGCGGGCCGCATCTACGCCTATCACGACCAGTATCCGAAACGGTCCGGCCTCGCCCTGGCCATTCATCAGATGCCCGCGCCGTCCATCATGGCCGCCTGGCAGGGGACCGTGCCAGGCAGTTTCGGCGGCAACGACGTCTGGAAGCACCAGGTCACGCTGTACCTACGCTCGCGCGAGACCTTTGACGGAGACCCGCCGACCGCCTATTACAGGCTATTCCGGCTGATCACCAAGGGCGTCCCGGAGGCGGTCGGAGTGCCCATCATGAATGCGACTGTGCACTCCTCCTGCTACCCGATGGATGTGCCGTCGATCCAGCGGGCGACCGACGCCGAGGGTCTCGATTACTTCGAAGTGCAACTGGCGTTTGTGGAGGCTGGCGATGAGTAAACCCACGACGGTGTGGCTTCGTCCGCCGCATGGCCAGGGCGAACCGGAGGAGGTCGAAGCTACGCCGCAGGTGCTCGTGCCTCGGTTAGTTGCCGGCTGGGCCCAGTGCTCGCCGCCCCCGAAGAAAGAAAAGCAGGAGGTAAAGCCCGATGTCGACAGCTAGACTCCAGGAAGTGCTCATCTGCTTCGGCAAACAGAAGCAGACCGACATTGCCACGGCCAACACGGCCGGACAGATGTGGCAACTGCGGAAACTGAACGCCCAGCTCGCCAACCCGAAGCTCAATACCGAGAACGACGCCGACGAATACGGCAAAGGCCACGAGTTTGCCACGCAGTCGTTTCAGACGTCCTGGGACGCGGGCAGCACCCTTGAGAAGTATCTGAGCGCCGAGATCGCCGCCTGGGCGATGGCGTTCTCGCTCGGCAAGGTCGTGAAATCCGGCACCGCGCCGGACTTCACCTACACCTCAACGCCGCTGTTTCCCGCCAACGGCGATGCGGCGGAACTGCCGTACTTCAGCTTCGTCGAGCAGATCCGCCCGGGTGCGGGCGTCGTGCTGGATCGCATGGCGGTGGGCTGCGCCATTGAAGGGTGGACAATCTCGATCGCCAGCGGGCCGGGCCGCGCCAACTCTAAGATCAACGTCGAGTTTGTCGGCTCCGGCAAGATGACCGAGCCGTCAGCCATCGTGGTCCCGGCGGCGACGCTCGAAAAGCTGCTGCCGTCGGCCTCGCTGGCACTGTCGATCAACGGCGTCAACTATGTGTCGAGCAAGAACATCGTTTCGCTCGAAACCTCCTGGAAGAACAACATCCTGCTCGACGCCGGCTTCTTTCCGGGCTCGGGCTTCCAGACTGCCGGCGACGCCACGAGCGGCGCCATCCGCGGGCGGCTGGAATTCGGCAAACGGCAGGGCGCGCTCAAGTTTGTCGCCCGGTTTGAGAACGGGTCGTCGGAACTGACCAAACTGAAAAGCCAGACCACCGGCACGGCGGTCATCTCGCTGGCATACGATGCCGCGAATTCGCTCGAACTCACCTGGCACAAGGTGTCGTTCGCGACTGCCGAGGTCGGCGAAACCGACGGCATTGTCACTATCGCAGTCGAGTGCCTGCCGATGTGGGACGCCACCAACGGAATCGTCTCCGCCGTAGCCAAGTGCGGGGTGGACGCGATCTGCGGATAGCACCAGGCATACAGCGTGCCGGAGATCGGCCTCAGTAGAATGGTGCCTTACCCGATGAAAATCGCCAGTTGGAACTGCTTCCGAGGCGAATGCCGGAGCCGAGCCCTTCTCCTTGAGGAGTTAAAGCCGGACATTGTCGTTTTGCAGGAGTGCGGGAGGCCTGAATCCGAAGATGCCCAATGTCGATGGTTCGGCGAGAAGCCCGATCAGGGAGTTGGTATCGTCACCAAGGGCCCTTGGAGCATCGAACCGGGTCCTTTGTCTGTCGACGTGCCGCATTCGGTCTTCCCGCTTGAAGTGACGGGACCATTCCCGTTCCACCTACTCGCGGTATGGGCAATGCCAAGGCCCACGTATGTCCGGGCGATCCTGAACGCGTTGGACAGTTACCGCAAGTTTCTGGGCGCAGCGCCATCGATCGTCATCGGGGACTTCAACAGCCATTCTAGGTGGGATGGAAGAGATGCCTCGGCAAACCACTCTGGCCTAGTGGCTCGCCTCCGTGATGAGTTTGGACTTGTAAGCGCCTTTCATGGCCACGCAGCGAAGTCTGGCGTGAGCGACGAACCGGCAACTCTCTATTGGCAGTGGAATCGGGGAAAGCAGTATCACATCGATTACTGCTTTGTCCCTGCGGACTGGGTCCCGAGGATCAGATCAGTCGAAGTCGGTGGCTATAAGGAGTGGGCAGAGCACAGCGACCATCGGCCTTTGACAGTCGACCTTTCGTTCTAGACGCATCCACTCCTGTCCGGCACTTCTTGGCTTGCACGCCGAACACAGTTGGGCGGTTGCCCAACCTCGAACCTACATAACACCCATTCAAACCAGGAGATTGAGAATGACGTCAGATACTTGTGTCTTCGACGCCGCGCGCCCAGTCGCGCTGAACCTCCGGACGCCCGCAGGAGTGAAAACCGTCCGCGTGCGCTTCCCGACTGACGAGGAGTGGATCGAGCGCCAGCGGCGCCGCAAGGTGATCGTGAAGCAGTTGGGGCGCGGGATCTCCGAGACGACGATCCCCAACTCTGAGGACGCCGACGCCGCGCTGCTCGCGAAGATCCGCGTGCCAGAGCCGGACGCCCCGGAGGTGGACGCCTTTGAGGCCAGCCGCGTCATCGAGCAGTTGGGCCAGGCCGAGGTCGATGACGTCGTGCAGTTGGGCGACGGTTTCGAGGTGACGCTGCGCGTCCTCGGCGGGACGGTCACTCATTCTCTGCGGATGCCTTCGGCCAAGGACGTATTCGAGTACCGCCGCGGCTTCGCCCGGGTGCTCGACTTGCCGTACAACCGGCAGGAACTCATCATCAACCTCGCACCAGCTGGCGCACTGTACAAGCGGTTGGTGCAGGGTGCCGACGGATACGCCGGCGAGGTGCCGATCATCCACCAGGCCGTGGCCGTGAAAGCCGCCATCGACGCCCTGGACGCTTCGTTCCAGGAGACCGTGGACCCAAACTGACCAGCGGGGAGTGGCCCGAAAAGCCCTCCCTGCGATTCCTGATTCACTGGTCCCTACGCCGGGATGAGCTGTGCGATCCGGGGCTTTGCCACGATGCACCGGATGATGGCGAGCGCTGCGACCACTGCCCGCTGGACAAGCTCGACGCTGCCCAAACGTCCGAGGCTGGAGGGTTGCTGCATCGGGCTATCAGCCTTCAAAACGCTTTGAAATTGGGCGTCCGGATCGAACTGGACGAGATCCGGGCAGATGAATTCGCCGTCATTATCATGCTGAACGAACTTAGAACGCATAGAGACTTGCCGTAAATGCATACCCCGCCACCCCGGAGTGCTCCTCGAGGACGGTAGCGCAGCTCACGCGGTTTGTGGTGCTCCTATCTATCAAGCTGCCGATCCGTCACTTGTTTTCTTAAAGGCTCATATACTCTGGCTACGGCACCTAAGGGAGCGCCGCCAGGGATTCCCCGAAGGCCGAGGTAGAGATCCTCATAGACCTTAAACTCAGCGTGATTGAAGGCAGCCGGCTGGTTGTTGACAATCCAGGTGAGATTATAGAACACCTCTGCGAGTCGCCTGCAGAAGTTCTGCCTGAAATGATTGACGGATCCGCAGCCGGCTACGATACTGAACTGCCCATTACCCATGTCGTACACATGCTCTTCGGCTTTCCGCGTGCCGATATTTGCGGACGCTTGTCGGCAAATCGCGTTGAGTGCTTCGACTTTGGCTCCAAGGCTGCTTCTCGTCTCCTCAGCACCGAAAGTAGCCACACACGGGCAATCGAGGTGCACACCCACCTCCGCATCACCCCGGGCATAGTTAGCCCCGTCGTAACGTTCCATTGGCACTGGACGAAGCCAGAGCTTCTTCGGCAAGCCGAAGCGAGCGAAAAGTATGGATAGCCGCTCTGCGGAATGGAGGCGGATTTGGGCGGGATGTTGGCTGACGATCCCGAGGAAGAATGGAAGTTCGAGGCTCGCGAGATAACTTACCTTGCTATGCGCATTGACCGCTTTCAGAGTGCTCTTGACCTGGATAGCAAAGGAGGATCGAGGTTCTACTGTAGGCCATGGAGCGTCGACAATGTCGAAGATAGTACAGAAGAAGTCAGCCCCAACATCGTCAGCGACCGTCGTAGGCTGCGCCACAAAGCTGAAACGCGATAGCAGGTAATGAGCAAGGCGTTCATCCTCCCATCCTTCGCGTGGCCTGTACAAGTGCGCCATAGGAGTCCTCCAGACTTCTGAAATAACTTGGCTGAGCGGTCAGCGTCAACATGATGGCAAGTTCTGCGGTCACGGAGGAACTGGAGTCGATGCTGAGCCGCTGTCGCCCTTCAGAGTGGCCAACCTGAACTGTGTCTTGGTGAGTTTGTGATCTCATCTGACCATTGGTCCAGAGCTGACCGAGGTTGCTCCTGAGGATCGTCAGGAGCCAGTCCGATCCCGCCTCGGCAGGTCGTCTCGGTAAGCATGCAGAACAGCCGAGACTCTCATTCAGTCGTGTTGGTCTCAGTATGGATAGGCGTCCGACATTTCTACTGCGAACCTGTCCACATCATCCATGCCTAAAAAGTGCAGCTTCACGGCCTCCAACTCCTCCAACTGTTCCTCGATGGCACTGCGAGTGTGATCGTCTACTCGACCGCTAGCGCGTACTGACGAGAAGCACTCTGTAAGCTCATCTAAATCGTACTTGAGAAATGGCTGCTTGACTTCGTCCAAGAATGCTCTCTGACTCCGAATTTCGTCCAAACACGCTAGGCACGCACTCGCGACCCCAGTCTGGCCGCTTAGCAACGAAGTGGAATGCAAGTGCAACCACTCATAGGCGGCGAGAAAGGAAATCCCTGCGTCTCTCAGTCTTTGGCGCCTCGCGATTTCAACAATTCGCCTCGCGTTAGAGCTCAAGACGTTGTCTGGTGGGAAGTGAATGGCGACCGAGTGTTGATTTCGCCAGCAGGAGGTTTCATGGTCAAGTTTTGCTTGGATGTACTTCTGAAGCCACACGAAGTGCGTCAGTTTGTCTGCGAGCGAACAGTAGAAGATGAAGAAAGGCTGGACAAATAGCTCAGCGTATAGAAGCGTCTTCACTGGGAACGCCGGGTGCTTGACCGGAGCGCAGAACTTCGACTCGGTACCCTTGATTTGTGCAAACACGAGATCACCAGTGGGATAGTCTTCATCGAAGATCTCAAGCATCATGTCGATGCCATAGTCCCTCTCCTCGAGGCCGCGCACCAGCCACGATTCTGGGAGAGCTGCAATCACGGTCCGCACAGCCTTCGTGTCAATGACGTGTGTGGCCGCTCTTCTGACCATGTGTTTGTAGTGCATATGGCGCCCTAGCTTCATACCCATCAAAACACAAAGCAATCGCAATCGCATGCAACCACCTCACTATTTCTGTCATGCCTGACAACAAGCTCGAACTCGTCGTTGAAGTCGACGTCAACCGCGCCAACGCCTCGATCAAGAGCGTCAACGCCGGCTTGTCGTCGATGGAAGCCACGGCAGTGAAGACCGCGCGCGGAGCCTCTTCCGGCATCGACGGGCTGACCGTCTCTGTCGCCAAGGGCGCCGCGGCCGCCGGCGTGCTGGCCTCGGCGTTCGAGCGGGTTGTTGGCTGGGTGAAGACGCAGATCGAAGAGACCAGCCGCCTGGCGGCTCGCAACGAGACCCTGGCTGTTGTCAACGCGCAGCTCGCCCGCGCGAATGGCTACAACGAGGGTTCCATCGAACGCCTGGTCAGCCGGATCAAGGACCTGGGCATCACCACGCAGGCTTCGCGTGACATCGTCAACAAGATGATCGCCGCGCAACTGGATCTGTCGAAGGCGACCGACCTTGCGCGGCTGGCCCAGGATGCCGCCGTCGTTGCCGGCCAGGATTCGAGCGCCGCCCTGAAGGGCATCATGAGCGGTATCACCACGCAGCAGATCGAAGTCCTGCGTACCTACGGCATCAACATCCAGTTCGAGCGGGCGTTCACCGAGGCTCGCCGGCGGCTGGGCCGGGATTTGACCGAGATCGAGCGCCGCAATACCGCGTTGAACGTGGTGCTGGCCGAAGGCCCGAAGATCGCCGGCGCGTATGAGGCGTCGCTGGGCACGGTCGGCAAGCAGATGGGCTCGTTGAGCCGCTACATCGAAGAGGCAAAGGCGGCGATCGGTGCTGAGTTTCTGCCCGAGATGCGGCGAATGATCGAAGGCCTCACGGATCTGGCCAAGTGGGTAAACCGAAACTCCGACGCCCTCGGGCTGTTTGCGAAGGCGATTGCGGCGGCAGCGATCGGGGCGGCCGTTGCGCAGTTTGTCGGCTGGATTGCGGGCGCCAAGCGCGCCGTGGATGCGCTCACCCTGGCGATGACCCGGAATCCGTTCACGGCGATTGCCGTGGGCGCGGCGGTGGCCGGCACGGCGATTTACGAGATGAACCAGCGCACCCTCGAGGCCAACGAGGAATTCGTCTCCATGCAGCGGGCCACGGACGACCTGAAGCGGATCAACGAGGCCATCAACGCCGGCAAGTCCATTGAAGACTTGAAGAAGATGGGTTTCAGCCTCGAGCAGGTGCGCGCGGCGATGTTCGGCGGCAAGCAGGGGGCCAAGGAGTTCTTCGACGCCTTCGACAATGATCAGTTCCGGCAACGGATGAAGGATCTCAACCAAACCGGAGTCGATGCGGAGGAGGCGCGGCGCCGGAAGGCAGAGGCGGAAGCCCTCGCCAAGGACATCGCGAAGCACCAGATCCAGGCTGAGCGCGAATCCGCGCAAGCGGTCACCGATGCCCGGCGCGCCAACCTGACCGGCTTTGCTCGCGAAATGGCTCAGATGGGCGACCAAGCGAAGAAGTGGGGGACGTTCAACGACGACAAGGGCGTCGAGCACCAGGCGGGACTCACCAAGCGGGCCTGGCAGAACGTCATCGAAGAGCTTTCGCTGCGCTGGGCGGCGTTCCGGGAGAAGTTCCAGCGCGACACCCGCGCGCAACTTGCCGAGCACGTCGAAGCCGAGCAGGAGGCCGCCCATCGGCGGCTGGCCATCGAGGCTGGAGTCGTTCAGAAGCGGCTCGAATTCAACGTAGAGATCGCGCGCCGGAACCTCGATCACCTGGACCGCACGATGGGGCTCGAAGAGCAACGTGCGACGACGGCGCGCGATGCCCGCCTGCGTGTCCTTGAGGCCGTGGATGCCCAGACACTCCAGCAGAAGGCAGTGGTCGAGGCCCAGCGGGCGAAAATCGAGATCGACCATATTGAGCGGGTCCACGGCATCCGGATGCGTATGTTCGAGCTTGAGACCTCGACGATGCTCATCGAGGAAGAGGCCGCGATGGCGCGGCTCGGCTACCGGGCCTACGAGATCCGGGCGCGGATTGCCGCGTTGACGGCCCAGCGGGACGAGATCAAGCGGGCCAATCAGGAGGAGACCTCGGCCGGCATCGATGCCGCGCGCCAGAACGCCGCAAACCGGACCGCCGAGATGATCAGGGACCACAACCGGGGGATTTTCGATTCCTTCAAACGCCAGGCCGAGGGCGTCTTCGATGCACTGCTGACGAAATCCCATTCGATCTGGGCAGCTATAGGGAATTCACTCAAAACGGCGCTGCTCACCGCCATTAAGGATGTGGTGACCTCGCGTGTGGCGGCGATGCTGATGCAGATGTTTACCGGCACGTCGGTCTCCTTGCGCCCGGCAGCTTCGGGCGGCGCGGGGATTCTCTCGGGCTTGGGCGGCATGCTCGGCATTGGGGCGGCGCCCGTTTTCGGTGGGAGTACCGGCGCTATGGGGACTCCGCCGTTTCTGCCGGCCAGCGTCTCGGTGCTCAATCCGGCGGCGCAGGCGTCTGCCGGGGTGCTGGCTTCGCGCGGTGTGGGCGGTCTCGCCGGGCTGAAGGAGTTCCTGGGATTCGGCGGCGGGGTCCAGTATGCGCCCGGGGCCGCGACGACCTGGCAGGCGGCCAGCATGTCGCAGAAACTGTCGGCCTTGGGCCGCTCGAATGCAGCCTTGCTCGGCGGCGGGCTCCTCGCGATGGACGGCTTGCGGCGCGGCGGCTGGACCGGCTTAGCTGAAACCACCGCCGGCGGCGCGCTGATCGGATTCAAGTACGGTGGCCCGCTGGGCGCGGCGATCGGCGCGGCGGCGGGTGCGGCCGCGGGCTTCGTGCGGCTCTTCACGAAGGGATCGGACCAGAAGGCGATCGACAAGATCCGCGACATCTATAAGGTGACCGTCGACAAAGGCTTCGCGCGGTCCGTGGTTGAGATGGCGAAGTCGAGCTTCGGCGGCAACCTTGAGGCGGCTGTGCGGTCGGCGCAGGTGCGCGACATGGTGTTTGAATATGCCATGGCGACGGGCCAGAATGCCGGGCTCGTGGACAGCAAGCCGCGCGGCGTGTGG